AACGAAAATCTCTATCCCTTGAGGTGAACCCGCCTGAGGCGCATTTCCGAGTCCAGTGGTTCGTATCATTCCAGCAGACTCCAGCGCGCATGCAGGCGACGAGGTCCCGATGCCCACGTTGCCTTGTCCCGATGGGTTAAGCAATATAGGCGCACCATTGAATTGAAGCGGTTTCCACGCGCTAGCTCCACGATCATAGGCTTCGATAAAGCCCAGCGAGCCGGTATAGGCGATTTCGATGCCAGCCCCGGCAGTGGGGTAAGTGACGCTCGTTGATCTGATCATGCCGCTACAATCCATCGAACAGCCCGGCGTGCTGGTCCCGATGCCCAACCGGAAATTGGCAATGTCCCAGAACAGATTCGCTGAACCGCCGAATGCCCCGGAGTTGTTGAACTGCACGCTGCCGGTTGGGGATGCGGGAGTGCCGCCGCTTACTGTGGCGGATAGAGTTCCATCTGATCCTACGGATAACCCTGAACCTACGATGATTGATCCGAGAGTTGAGGTTGTGGCGGGGATGTTGGGGCCGGGAGGTCCTGTTGCTCCTGTGGGGCCTTGAGCTCCGGTTGCGCCCGCGGGTCCTGTGGGACCTGTCGATCCCTGAGATCCTGTCGCGCCTGTTGCTCCCTGAGGGCCTGATGCTCCTTGGGGTCCTGTTAATCCGGTTGCGCCCTGAGGGCCTGTGGGACCTGTCGGACCGGGAGGACCCTGGACTAATCCGACATCATTCCAGACGGTTCCTGACCATACCCAGAGGTGGCCGGTGTCTTCCGTGATGTATCCGTCTCCGGGGCTGGCGCTTGTTGGAAGGTCTGCTTCCGTGGGTACGCTTCCCACGATGGTGACCGATTGTCCCGGATTTCCTTGCGGTCCTTGAGGCCCTGCGGGCCCCTGAGGGCCTTGAGCCCCCGTGGCGCCGGTTGTCCCCTGCGGACCTGCGGGACCTGTCGGTCCCTGATTGCCTTGCGGTCCTTGAGGTCCGGTATTTCCCGTTAATCCGGTGTCGCCTGTGGGTCCCGCGGGGCCTGTTGGTCCTGTCGCTCCCGCGGGTCCGGTGAGGCCTGTCGCGCCCTGAATCCCTTGAGGTCCCGTGGGGCCGATCGGGCCTTGAAACTGGCCGGCGTCCACCCACGAGCTTCCGTTCCATACCCACAAATGTCCGGTGTCGCTTGCAATCCAGGCATCGTTGAGATTGTTGCCGCTTGCGGGGAGACTCGAAGAGCTCGATACCGAGCCTTTCATGGATAGAGACTGGCCGGCCGGTCCCTGAGGTCCTTGAGATCCCGTGGGGCCTGTCGCTCCCGCGGGACCCGTCGCGCCTTGAGGTCCGGTGGGGCCTGCATTACCTGCAATACCCTGCGGTCCCTGAGCTCCCGGGGTCCCCTGCAATCCGGTCTGCCCCGTCAGTCCCTGAGGTCCTTGAGGACCCTGTGCTCCCGTTGCTCCCGCGGGTCCTGTTGCTCCCGTGGCGCCCGGTGTTCCTGTTGCGCCGGTTGCGCCGGTTGCTCCGGTGGGCCCGGGGACGCCTTGAATGCCTTGAGGGCCGGTGGGTCCTGCGGGCCCCGTGACATTGCCCACGTCGTTCCATGCCGTGCCTGTCCAGACGTGAAGGTGTCCGGTGTCGGTGGTGATCCATCCGTCTCCCGCCTGGTTGCCCGTGGCGGGTAAGTCCGCGGCCGTGGGCACGCTTCCCCGGATGGTTACCGATTGCCCCGGGGCGCCCTGTGGTCCGGTTGGGCCGGGAGGGCCTGTCGATCCCTGAGGTCCCGTCGCGCCTGTGAGTCCCTGCGGTCCCGAGGGTCCTCCCGGTCCCTGATTGCCTTGAGGTCCGGTAGGTCCGATCGGCCCGATCGGCCCTGTAGCTCCCGCGGGCCCGGGATTGCCTTGCGGACCCGTCGCTCCTGTGGCTCCCGGATTGCCTTGGGGTCCCTGCGAGCCCGTGGCGCCCGTGGCGCCGGTGGGGCCCGTCTGGCCGGGAGGTCCCGTTGCTCCCGTGTCTCCGGTTGCTCCGACAGGTCCCTGAGGTCCCGCGGGTCCGGTCGGGCCTGTTAATCCCGTGTCGCCTTGAGGTCCCGCGGGTCCGATTGGTCCGGTTGTGCCTTGAGGACCTGTAGGTCCAACTGGGCCGGTTGGTCCCGCGGGTCCGGGTATGGGAGCTGGAGCATTGGTGATTTTCGACCAGTCGAGCGCGGATATCCAGCTTGGGTTGGCGTAGACCTGGGATTGATCGACGGAGTTGGCGATCATCGATGCCGAGTAATCTCCAGGCATCGGGATTACGGCGCCGGTCCTCGAGTTATAGCTGATGACTCCTGACGGAGGCCCCCCGTCCGTGACGTTGCCATTTGAGTCGAATACCGCGGCATGCCCCGAGATTGGCGCTGTTCCGCTGAACATCTGGAACATCGCGCCGCTGCCTTTGCGGGCGGTTATTCTGACCTGGTCGAAGTCGATATTGCCGCGTTGGTTCGCCATAATATCAGGCTACATACCCGTAATTGCTCACCTGGAGAGGGCTGATCGTAATGCTGAAGGATTGCGTCCCCGAATAGCTGTTTGCATCAAGAGATTTAATTGAGAAGGTGAATGTGCCGGTTGCCGTAGGAGTGCCGGTGATCACGCCGCTCGATGTGTTGAGGGACGTGCCGGTTGGAAGGGATCCGCCGGTTACCGAATACGCGTAGGGCGATGTTCCTCCCGAGGTGGTGATGGTTTCGGAATAGGGGACGTTGAGCGTACCGCCCTGGATGATCTGGGCCACGGGCGCGGGCGTTATGGAAGTGGGCGCGGAGGAGATGCCCGAAGTGGCCTTCACAACCTGATGGCGCGGCCCCCACGGGCCGAGCGTCACCGGAGGCGCATTGTTCGGGGCGGTTGGGACGGCCATCAGTCGTACCGCATGATGAGCGCAAAGTTCGTCGGGTTCCCGGTCCTGCCGGTTACGTTTCCAGCGTTGCCGAATGGGCCGGTTTTTGCCGGCATGAAGGTGTGCGTCGTGCCGTAGAGCGTGGCCGTGAATGTTACCCCATCTGCGAAGTCCGCGCCCCATGCCAAACCGGCCACCGTACCCGGATAATCAAAGTAGCCGATCATCGGGGCGGCTGTATCGATAGCCAGCGAACCGTTGAAACTTGTGGATGCGCCGAATCCTCGCGTGAACCATCCTCCGATAGTCAGGTTGCCGTTGGGAGCGTTCGGGCCGGCGCCTACGCTAAAGTGCAGGGTTTGCTGCCCGTTTGAAACATAAGTCGCGTTTCCCCACCCCGCCACATACAAAGTCGCATAGGTTCCGGTGTAAGCGCCGGAACCATTCAGGGACCGCTCAATCGCGAAGAGTTGCTGGCAGTTGTTGACTCCGTTGCGCCACATCATGACGGCGATGTAGCCTGGACCGCCCGCAAAGTCGCACTCGTATTGCGTTGTCGTGGAAGGCGCCGTAAAAGTACTGACGTTCGTACTAAAGACCGGAGTGGCGAAGCCGGTAAGGGCGCCCGCACCGTTTGTCCCCGTCCCCAAAGAGAGCCTGAGACTGGGCGTGTTTGTGGAGCCGTTATTCCCGTATTCGATGCGAACGTAGAAGACCGTGAGAGCGTCTCCCGGCTTCCATATTTCAAAAACGTATGCGCCGCTTCCCGGAACGCTGGCGATACTGGACCAGTTGACCTGGCCGGTGTCGGAGGTCTGGATCCAGCCGGCGGTTGCAAAGAACGAACTGATGGCCTGCGCCCACTGTTTGAAGTTGGCAAGCGTGGAGCTATCGCAGACGAGGAATTGCTGGGAGGTGCTCATGTCTCAAGCTGCGCGGAGAACTGCCAAGTGGAAGTTCCGGTTGAAATATTGATGCTGAACACATCCCCCGCATTGACCGTGAGCGGAGTTGATGTGAGCGTGCTGAACGACATGAACGAACCGGATGCGAGGCCCGCGGCCAATGATGGCGTCGTCGTGAAGACAGACACTCCATTCTGGCGGATGTCGAAATTCAAGCCGGTTGCGCCGTCCGAGGCTTTGACCACAACCACACATTTCGACACTGTGCCCGCGTGCGCGGCGGCCAGCATCGGGCCTACGTTCGTACCCGTCGAGCCATTATTGATGACGAATCCGATCGTGACCGGGATGACCGGAATAGGGGGAGCTCCGGTAATCTTGGCCCATGCAAGCGAAGTGATCCAGGCAGGGTTCGCATAGCTTCCGGTCTTATCCACCGCATTGGTCACCATTGCGACCGAATAATCGCCGGAAACGGCGACAACGGCGCCGGTGCGGCCGAAAACGCTCGAGACCGCGCCGCCCGATCCTCCTCCGCCTCCCGATCCCGTCCCGTAATATGCCAGGTGCCAGTCGCTCGAATGAGGAGGAACGGCGTATGTGATCGTGTTTGCCGAGAGCGTGTAGTCCACCCCAGGCTGCTGCTCCACCCCATCGAGGAATAAAAGCAGGGAGTTGGCCGGAGGCGTTGCGCTCAACGTGAATACGGCATTGGTCCCGTTGAGGGGCCCTACGGGAGTTTCGTAGGTCCCTGCGCCGCCTGTCGATGCCGGGGGCGCGGCCTTCCATTTGCCTGAGACGGAGTCGTAGGTGATGACCCAGCCGGCCGAAGGAGATCCCACGGTTGCCGCGTCTAACGGGATCGATTCGAGGCCGATGACTTTCTGGGATGAGGAGGTGCCCGATAGATCGCCGCCGGCTGTGAATGACCCGGAAGGGCCGGGCACTGCCTTCCACTTGCCTGCTGCCGCGTTATAGGTGATGATCTCGCCGTCTGAGGGCGAGGCTACGCTCGAGTCTAACGGGATGCCGTCGATTCCGATTACGGTCTGACTTGTGGATGAGCCGGCGAGATCTCCTCCCGCGGTGAATCCGCCACCACCTCCACCACCTCCACTGCTTCCGTGCCCGTTATTCGATCTGCCTGTGCTTGTCGCCGCGCCCCATTCGATCGTGAGAGTGGCGACTCCATCGGGATCCTGGCTCGAGTCCGAGGACACGATCGTGGGCTTGAGGACATCCAGATCTTCGAAAGTGAGATCCGAGATATCGAGCGTCACATCGGTTGCGATCGCTGTCGACGCCGGCAGGGTGAACTTGAAGAGAGGCGAGGTCTCGGCGTTGCGGTAGATGGTGATGACCAGGTCCGCGGTGATGGCTTTGCGAAGGACGCCGATCGCCCTGATGCCGGGACCGGGATTGTAGATCGGGACGAAGGGAGCGATATCGGTTCCCGGCGTCACGTCGAACAGGTCTAACGTGCGGATATACGGGCCGGCCGATGTCTTCTGGAGTTGCTCGAGGAGAAGCTGGCCTGATCTCGTCACCGTGCCGTCCGCATTGACGATCGGCATCGTTCTCGGTACGACGGGGATCGGGGTCTGCTTGAGGTTGTAGGCGTTTACGGAGGGGCGCGTTTTTGTGGTGGTTACGGGGCGGGGCATTTATGAATCGTTCAATAGCCATCCACCGAGGCTGGCGAAGGGCCGCATATCCGAGAAGTTCAGTGTTGGAAATCGCTCTTCGATAAGGCGCGAACAGTAAGAGTGCGCCATGCGGCCGAGGCTCGATTGGGTTGCGCTTTCCACGGCCATGGCATTGTGGCGCCGCGCGCGGCGTTGCCACTTGAGCAAGCCGAGGGCGAACTTGACTGCCCAAATGATTGAGCTTTTGCCGCTGGCATTATCCCCGCAAACGACGGTAAACCCGTCAAATGAGATGCCCAACGAGGGTATCGATTTTAGTTCCATGTTGCGTCCACCCACTTAAGATAGGCGTTCGCAAGCTGCACGTCTACCGAGGGGTCGAGTGTCTGCGTAAACATGTTCTGCCAGGTCTGCGTCCGGTCGTCGGAAAACATCAGCTTCAGAATTACGCCCGCGGTTTCCGAGGTCTGGATCGAGTCCATCTGCCAGATGCGATCGCGCCCGTTTCCGAGACGGTTCCAGAAGACTCTCTGGAGGCCCAGGACGTCGCAGTCGATTTCGAATCTGGCGTAGAAGCGCCGCTGATTTTCATTTGTATTGTGCGGGGCCCTGCGCCTTCTTGCGATGGGCGCGCCGTCGTCGGTTTTATAGTCCATCGACATCGTGTAGATCTGGCCGGTATTCCAGTCCCCGCCGTAATGCACGTCGGTATGGCCGTCGAGAGCCACTACGCAGTGGTACATGACTTTGTGACGGTCCCAACTTGATCCGTTCCAGAACCCCCACTGTCCCCAGAAATTCGTTGTGGCGTCGTAATACCAGGTTGCATTGGCGCTCGGGAAGGAGGTCACCCACAGCTCATGCCCGCCCATGGTCATCGTGTAGCTCACCGCGTCATCGATGTCCGCATACTTCGCCCATGCCGCCTGCACGGCCGGCGTAGAGACCGCCTGAGGCTGGTATCCAACCGCATGAATCGCTCTCCTCGTCCCGCGGCGCGTGTCCTGGCCGATCCATGCCACCCCGTTGCCTAAGCGCCACACGCTGAAGGGAGCTTGAACCCCGACATGCATGTTCGCTCCCGGGTCCGGCATGAACGGATTGTTCGCGTCCCCGACATTCCTGAATACTTCCGTACACTCGAGGTCCCCCATGACGTAGAGTTCCTCATGGTCCGCATACATCGCCATCACGTTGTCCGGGTAAGCCGCTTTGACGAAAAAGTTCAATGGGTCCCACATCGTGAAGTCGTCCGTGCCATCGGGAGCCTGCGAGAAGAAAACGTCCTTCGTCCGGGGAGATGGCACGATGTAGCCGTAGCCGTCGAGGAATCCGCCGTAAGACGCCGTTACCGGATTTCCGGTCCATTCGACGCCCGTGCCGAGAGTGGATCCGGGCGTTCCCCATGAGGATGCCCCGATCGCCTCGCCGTCTGAATTGACGGACGCGATCGTGATCCTTGTGAACAGGTTGAATCCCGATCCTCCCGTGAGTTGAATCTGAAGGCCCACGTCCGTCGAATCGAAGAAGTTGCCGGTTGCGGTGGTGAGGGTCTTGCCGGTAGAGTCCGCAGAGTCGATGACGAGGTCCGTGAGAGGGGTCGAATACTCGCAGGGTACGGGACCGTTGCCGCTGTCGCAGTAAGCCTGTCCTGCGCTGATGAGAAGGACCTGTTTGCCGTTCTGAAACCACAGGACGGGCCTGCCGTCGTTGCCGATCGTGCCGCCCGCGGTTCCGATGCCAGAGGACCCGCTGAAACCGGGGACGCTGCGATCAATGATGGTTCCTCCCGCCTGGATCTCGTAATAGTGGTCTCCACCCACCGCGAATAATCTGAACTCTCCGGGGAACACGCCGCGGCATGGCGCATTGGGGAGAGTTACGAAGGTCTTCAATCCCGGCAGCCGGATGAGGGCGCAGCGGACGTTCTTGTCGTGGAGTTCACTACCCTGCCCTTCCACCGAAACCGCGTTGGGTTCCGGGAGCCAATTCATGGTGTATTCGCTTTGCACGTTCGGGCTGAACGTCGTATTGAACGGGCCGGAGAAGGCGTCGAATCTTGGCATGGGTATTTCAAGCCGGCCCGCTGGCGCTTTGGCCTTAACGGTTCGTGTAAAGTCCGTTAAGCCCAGCCGGCCGGCCCTTATCACCGCTAGGGGAGCGATGAACTTTTACTGGCTCGTCTGAGCCGCGGCTATGTCGAGATAGACCCAGCACGGAGTGTTATTGAGAACTGTCGGAACCCAGGACGCCGAAACAGCAGTCTGCAATTGCGGCGAGACGTGATCGGCGGGAAGCTCGGTTGCATCGGATGGAGGCTGATCGGGCTTTGCCGGAGGCTGATTCGGAGGCTGTCCGGGTGGGACTATCGGACCTCCCCAGATCCCTGGGGGCATTCCAGATCCCGGAGGATTGAATCCCGGAGGACCCCAGATCGGATGTATCGGCTGCCCCGGAGGTCCCTGTGGCGGCTGTCCCGGTTGAGGAGGCATCGGCCCTCCCCAGATCCCTGGGGGCATTCCAGATCCCGGAGGATTGAAGCCGGGAGGACCCCAGATCGGATGTATCGGCTGCCCCGGAGGTCCCTGTGGCGGCTGGTTAGGGGGAATGATCGGACCTCCCCAAATGCCTGGAGGCATTCCAGATCCCGGAGGATTGAATCCCGGAGGACCCCATATCGGGTGCTGCGGACTGCCAGGAACTCCCGGCTGCGGAGGCTGATCGGGCGGTATGATCGGCCCCCCGCCGATGCCCGGTGGAGTCCACCCGGACATGTTGATTTCGATCTGATAAACGAATTTGCCCCCTGGAGGGAGCGCGGACTGCGGCTGTTGGTGGTGTTGATGCGGGTACATCGGAATCTCCTTCGAAGGCGTGCGGTTCGGACGTTTGCGGGTTTAGATACCGGGAATGGTTCCCGTCATCCAATTGAAATCAGCGCTGGGCTGCGTGAATGTCCCCCAATCGGCGGATGCGATGCGGGGGGCGAGATTGTTGTTCGACTGCAGGGCCGCTCGTGCCACTCTGGCTCTGCGCTCGAGGTTGAGAGGCATTTCCGTGCCCCAGATATCCACCAGTTCCTCTGCGAGCGTGAGCGTGAAGGCGGCGAGGTAGGCCGGCGGCGCGATGAAGGCATCGGTGAGCGACTGGAACTGCCCGAGGGTGACGATGGTCTCGAGGCGGATGCCGTAAGGCATCGACGGAATTCCCCATAGCCAGATCTGGCCGGATGCCACATCGGGCTCGTAATAGAGATCGGTGGGGACGCTCGAGGTCATGCTTTTGACCCGTTGCGCCGCCCACCAGTCTTTGTCGCGGATGTTGATCGGCTGATCGGTCTGCGGGTTGCCGGAGAGCATCAGGCTGGCCGATTGAATGTTCACCGGACGCGGAGTGAGCGCAAAATCGGGGGAGACGAGATTAGGGCCGATCAGGTGCGGCTGATGGCCGGCGGTGAGGGTGAAGACGTTGAACGTCGTCGTCCAGGCGTAGCAGCCGCGCGCGGACCAGTAATCGAGTTGCTGGTTGCCGTAGATCATGCCGTCCTGAAGCTCGAGGCTGGAGTCGACTGCCTGCGGACGCTTGAGGATCCTCGCCTCGCGGAAGGCGATGTAGAGAACGTCTTTGCATTGCATGTCAGTAGAACCTGTTGCCGATTGCGGCAGTGGCTGCGCCGTCTACGCTCTTGCGGAGGTACGTCACCGTCTGGGAGTTGCCGAGTACGGCAACGATGTGGATCCCGTCCACGTTGCCGCTCGATAGCCCGAGGTCCGCGATGCTGAACCATTGCGTAGGGTCGTAGAACGGCCAGAGGCTGTAATAGAAAACCGGATCACTCCAGGTTGAGCCATCCGTAGTGTCCACGCGCCAGATTTCCTGCGTCCGCTGTGACACGGTGTATTCGCCGGCATAGGCGTTCTCCCAGATGTAAAACACCGAAAGCTTGCTTCCATCGTGGGTGATGAAGCCACTCAGATCATATGGGTTGTTTTGCTGCGTGGGGTCGTAATCGGGAGTTGGCGCATCGGCAATCATGGTCAGGGTGAATGAAGTAGGCAATGACGAGCTGTTGCCAACCTGCGCGTAATAGCTGGTCCCCTTCATCCGCCAGATGAACAGCTTCCCGGCGAAGATCGCCATGGTCACGCCATATGCAATCCGGTTGTAGGGATCCCCTGGATTGTAGGAATCGAGCGTGGTGATCGGCCCTAAGCTGTAATCGCTCTTGATCACCCGATGATAGTAAGAGAGCGTGCCTGAGGTTCCGAGCTTCGCGCTAAAGAGGCAATGGATGTTTTGACTGGCCGGATCGAGTATGGCGCCGTAGAATTTGGTCTGGTAAGACGAGGTCACGTTATCGGCTACCAGCGTGGTGGATGACCAAGTTGTGCCGCTATAATAGGCGAATACGGGCCGGCTATCGCCTGCAATAGTCTCGTTCGCTCCGATACAAACCCTGTCCCCATCTGACTTGATAACGAATCCCACCACATCAATCCATGGACCGGATACCGCATAACCGCTTGACCAAGTATTAGAAGCGGGATCGAAGTCCTTGAATCCGAGATAATCCACGGTGGTCCCGGAAGCACTGTACCGGCGACGGAATACCACAATGATCTTGCCCGAAACGGGATCGAAGATCGGCGCAAGGCCATCATCATCCGGAGAGGACACTGTGGGCGCAGACTCCCAAGGAAAGGCATTCCCTCCCTGGCGCGTCCACGTGCGTCCGACATCGGTTGAACTGTACATGTTGCAGTTGCTCAGACCGTTGTTGTCCATAAACGCATAAAGAACGCCTCCGAGGAACCATGGACCCATGAAGATGCCATTGCCGAGAGGCGTTGCAGATCCGCCCCATGAAAGGTCTGGGTTGTCATCTACTTCAGGGAAATAAATCGCCTGAAAATTTAGCAACTACACCGTCCTCTCAGCCGGAGGAGAGGTTGGGCCCGGTCCCTGCGGGGGCGCCATGGGAGCGTCGAAGAGTTCCGCGTTGAGCTGCACGATGACGCTTTTAGCCTGCTGCGATACCGCCATCAGCTCCTGGGTAACGGGACGTTGGAATGCGATGCAAAGGTCCACCGCAGCTATCGTGACGATGGTCTCTTCGTAGCCTGGCGCGAAGCTGATCGTGCCGGTCACCGCCGGCAGTTGCGGGATGGCTTCGAATGTCCAGAGGATCACGTTTCCCGCGGAAGGCATCGGGGAGACATAGCAGACGCCCGTGGGGAACCCGTTGTCGTAAAAGAGGTCTTCCACGAAAATCCCGGTGCGCGATTTATCCGGGACCGCTGCCCACTGGTCCGCGGTGGGCAGTTTGGCCGCCATCTCGGTCCCGTTGGCGGCGAGGGTGGACGCGGACTTGATCTTGATGGGGCGGTTGGCCGCGTTCCATGTCATGCCCGGTCCGTAGGTGTAGCTCGATGCTCCGGTAAGAGAGTAAGATCCGCGTTTCATTCCGACCATCGAGAGCTTCTCGGCCGAGAGAGAGTCAAGCTTGCGGTTGATGACGCGGAAGGCGAGAGCGATGTCGTCGGTGTTGGCGGTCTGGCCCTGCGCGTAGGCTCCGACATAGATTAAGCAATCCTGCAGGAGCGTGTTGATGTCGGTCGCCATGGCTTACTTGAAGATCCAGAAAGTCGGAGCGGGCTGGGCCTCCTCCGGAGAGACAGGAGGAGGAGCGGGGGGCTGCGGATTGGGTAGCGAAGCCGCCACCTCCGTTGCGAAACGGCTCTGCTGGAAGGCCCAGTTCTCGTTGTAGCCGGGCTGCGGTCCGCCAGGACCTACGGGAGCGAGCGGGGGGGGATCCGGTTTGGGCGTTACCATGGCTTCACTTCTTTCCGGCCGGCGCTTCGGGTTGGCCTTTGGACGGCTGCTTGGCCTCTTCCTGCTGGCTCAGTTTGCCCAGCTTTTCGAGAGCCTTGGCCGCTTTGGCAAGGAGAGACTGTAGCGTTTTGACCTCATCCTGCGTGAGCGCATCGGGGTCCTGCGGAGGCAGGGCGTCGAGTCCGTAGCCTTTTTTGGTGAGCTTGTCGTACTCGTCCTGATCCTTCGCCACCTTGGCGTCTCCCGGGGGTTTCTGGTTGTATAACGTGAACGGGAATTTCGGGTTCGCTTCCTGCACGGCCTCGTCCAGGGACTTGGGTTTCTGTTTCGCATCCTGCGGAGGATGCGACTGCTGCGGGTGCGTCTGCTGGGTGCTCATTTTGTTCTCCTGATGGGTGGTTTGTTTTCAGGGATGGTTTCGGTTTCCGGTTCGGGCGCCGCGGGCTCGGCCTCGAGCCTCTCTGCGATCGCGAGGAGACGATCGAGTTTTTCGGGCGGCATCTTGAGGAGCAGATCGAACTTCGAAGCCTGCGCCACGTCCGCTCCCGAGAGATTCTGCATCATGGCGTCCTGCCGCTCCTGCGGGTGTTCGGTGATCGGGTCCTCCGACCATCCCTGGGATCGCATGGCCTCGCGCTCCTGAAAGTTGCGCGCGTTTTTCGCCTGCCTGGTGCGGTGGTTGTACATCGTGAACGGGAATTCCTGATAGCGGTAGGGGCCCGGCCCCGCATACGGGTCCGAGAACTGGCGGGGAGGGGTTGCGAGATCGAACTCCTTGATCCCGTTGTTCTGCTGCCGCTGGGAAGCCGCCCACTGGCGGAACTGCGCGACTTCATCCGCAGTGAGAAACGTCTCTTGCGGGGTTTCGAATGGTTGTGGTTGCATGGGGCCTCCGAGACCGTAGAGGGACCTCTCGGCCTCACGTTGCTGTTCGGGCGATAGAGGGGTAATCGATCGCAGGGATTCGTTGATAGGCATAAAAGACAGGGGCCGGGCAGAAGGAGGGAGAACCGGCCCCCGAAGGAGTTAGAACGTGCCCGCGCCTTTCGAGTACACGGTATAGGCCTCAGTCCCCATGCCCACGTTGGTCAGGTTGAACAGAAGCGTGCGCGTGTTGAGAGTGGCTACCGTGGCGGTTCCGCTGATCGTGCATCCCGGGCCGGCGACGACGGTTGCGGTTCCCGCGCCCGCGCTCCGGAGCTCGATCTCAAAGGACGTTCCCACCATGGCGCCCTGGATGTTGTTGACCAGGTCTAGGGCGGATGGGAGGGTGATGTTGGCCGATGCGGCGTTGAAGATGATCAGGCCGGCGGCGAGCAGTTGCGCCGCGGTGAGAGTTGCCGCCGCGGTAAGCGTAAGCGGCAGGATCATCGGCATCGAAAGCGATTGCAGCCGGGGATCCTGCAGCCCGAAGTGATTGGTGAGTCTTCCCGGAGTTCCGGTTAGTGATGGCGACATAGTTCCTCCTTAAGCTCCCAGGACCGCTACGCAGGCGTTGGCCTGGTAGAGATTGCCGAACCCGATCAATGAGTCGTAGCGGTTGATCTGCATGGACCTGACCGGATCCCAGGCGATGACCTTGCGGAGAGCCACTCCCGATTCCGGGTCCTGCTGCTGCGATGCGGATTCGACGGCCGATGGCACGTAGAGCTTTCCGCCCACTAATGCGAAGGCTTCTCTGGTGAGACCGAATCCGATCGTTCCGGTCTTGCCGTTGGGAGAAGTGGTCCCGGGCCAGAGAGTCAGTCCCGCATTGTTGCCGGGGAGAGCGTCGACATTTTGATACTGACTTCCGGGGCCGAAGATGGCCGGCAGAATCGAAATCGTGTCCGACCCTCCCGTGAGCGTCATCCCCGTGGGACAGGTGAAGGTGCGCGGGGTGAGAGGGCCGGCCGACCGCAGGGTCATGCGGTTTGCCATGTTCACCGCGGCGATAGAGAACTTGTCTCCGGGATTGATCGTGTCTCCCGCGGTTCCCTGGATGATCAGTTGTCCTCCGGACTGGCCTCCTCCGATGACCTTCACCGTTGCGGCCCAGGTGCCTGCGGTGTGCGAGTAGAGCGAATTCGATTCGAAGAAATCGAACGCGGCGAGCCTCCCGATCGATCCCCGCTTCCACATGCGCGTGATCTCATCGGGCGGGTTGAACACGTTGGTGATGTTCGCCCCGAGGTTCATCATCATGTTGGTCGAGATTAAGCAGCAGCGCGGTCCGGTGCCGGCCGATTCTTTCTCGAGCACGGCCCTCGCCTGGTAATAGGTGAGAACCGCGGTGGGATCGGTTCCCAACTGACCAACGAAGTTCGATGAGTTGTACCTCACCCAGTTGGCCGCGTAGGAATCGATATCCTGAGCGATGCGCGCGGCGGCAGGCTCCCAGTAGTTCTCTTTGAGCTCGGCTTCCGAGCGTTCCAATCGGACTGCCCTTTCGTAATCGTCCCATTCGAATGGGACCTGGATCCAGTTGTTTAGACTGACGGTGGTGGTGATTCTCGCGATCCCCTGAGGCGCATAACCCATCTGGGGAACGGAGAGGAATTGTTGCGGGAATTTGATCTGTATCGTAGATCCCTGCGCGAATTCGCGATTGAAATCCTTCTCCCAACCGCGGTTGAAGTATTCGGTACAGACCAGTTTGTTGACCAATAGCCAGAGGATCTTCATCGAGACCCAACTGGTGTTGGCGAAACTGTTCGTTGCCATTGATTAACCTTTCAACTGGGCTCTGACGCGCCGGTTTTCCTCTGCGAAAAAGGCGCGCACATCCCCGTTGGCTACGGCCCGGTCCCGCTCATCGGCCGAAGGCGATGAGTTCCCGCCGAGTTCGGTGGGAGGGGCCGGCGCGTTTCGTTTAGCCGGGGGTCTGGCGGAAAGGAATCGTCCGTCTTCGTCCCGTTCGGGCGTACCGTTGTTGCCGTTCGGCGCCGGCTTCGAATTGCCGTTCGCGTTCGACTTTTCCAGTTCCGTCCTTACGAGGTCTTCCACGGTGAACCATTCCCGGAGGGCTTCGAGAGGATCCTTGATTGCGAGATCGACGAACTTTTCGAGATCCGCTGGCTTCCCGCCCATCACATACAGGGCGTCGACCATCACGGAACTGCGTCCGATCGCGTGCTTGACGGCCGCGGCGACTTCCTTGTGATCGAATACCGCTTTCGCGGTCCCGATGATCCTGGGCTCGGCCTCTTCGCCGTAGCGCTCCCTGGCCTTGTCCAGTCTGGCTTGCATGGCCTGGGTCGCTTCTTCCTGCTTGCGCCGCGTCTCATGTTCCTGGTATTTCTGTTCGGCTTTGTAATCCGCCAGATCTTCCAGGTACTTGTCGTCCGCGGCCAGGAACTCTTCCCAGGTCTTGAAGTCGTCCTGTTTGGGCCTCACCGGTCTCTGCGGTCCTTTGGGTTCGGCCGGCCTGGCGGTGGACGAGTCCGGCTTTACGTCCTTTTTTTCCGGCGATTCCGCAGGCTGCCTGAGACGGTCGCGTTGCGCTTTGAGAGCGTTGACTTCTTCGTTGAGCTCTCGAATCTCGCGGTTCAGATCCTCTTTGCGGCCCTCCGCTCCCGGCCGCTTATGAATTCCACCCGGGTCCGAGTCCGGTACGGATTTGCTGGAAGGGGCCGAGTCCTTCGATGACGGCTTAGGTTTATTGGAAGGGGCCGGGTCCTTCGATGACGGCTGGTCAGGCAGTTCGCCCGTCGTTCTCCACCTGGCGTAATCTTCCGCGTTGGTGGGAACGCTGAACGTGGGTTGCTGCTCTGGAGTTGCTGCGGTTTGTTCCGCGGGTGACGACGCCGCGGGTGTTGCTACGTCTTCAGGCATAAATCAAACTCTTCAAATCTCAATTGAGGCTCACCGCTCGAATTACCCCATTGTTCGGCCATGGCTTGTGCAATGCCGGCGTAGGTGCGGCTGCGCTCCTGTCCGCGGGTAGGGGATGGCGGCATCTTCCAGCACCGCTGCTGGCGCGGGGTCCGGACGATGCCCGTAGGAATCAGCGCCGGAAGTCCTTTCAGCCACAGGCATGTGGTCTTGATCTCGTCGTGGCCGAATTGCCAAGGTTGCAGGATCTGGTCCGGTGCGCGGATCGCAGTGTTGATGCGTCCCACGGGATTTTCGACGGCAATCGCCGGCATGGGCGCGGCCATGAGCCGGCGCACAAACCCGAGAGCATGCGCCTGTTCACGATGCTTGGCCGACCACCATCGCGCTCCGGAAGCGGACAGATGGGTACATGGGGGAAACGCCACCATCAGATCCCAGTCCCCGCCAAGAAGATCGATAACGTCACCCTGATAGTGCGGGCCTGATGTCTCAGACGGGAACAGATCACAGGAAACCGCATCGTGACCTCTGCGGATGAAAGCGTCCCGCATAGCGCCCGAAAACTCACATGCCACAAGAACCTTCACGTCAGAAGAACCGATATCGCCCACAGGGCGAGGCCTGCGGCAACCAGATTTCCGCCGCGGGGCGCAGCCGCTCCGAAAGCGGCGAGGACAAAACATGCGATGGCGAGAGCCATCAGAACCAACCGGATCGGGTTCATGCGTTTGCTCCTTCCTGCGGCTGGGGTTGATTCGCCGCCTGAAACTGCGCCTGCTGCATGGCCTGATCGCCGGTCTGCTGGCCCTGCTCGAGAGCCTGCTGGTGCTCCTGCTGGGCCTGCGCCATGTCCTGCTGGTGTTCCTGAGCCGATAGCTGTCGATCGTGCGCTTGTTCCGAGAGGCGAGCGGTGTGATCGTCCAGCTGCTCATGCGCCTGCTGATAGAGTTGGTCGATCGCTGCCATGCGTTCATTCAGAGCCTGCGATTTGGTGTTGATCTCGGCCGCGGCGACTTGGCTCTCGGCCTTCAAACGCTCGATCGTCAATTGAGTTTCCGACCTCAGGCGTTCGGTCATCATCTTGTACTCGCCTTCGACCACCTTGGCCTGCTTCTCGACGGTGAGCTTCTGCAGCTCTGCCTGCAGTTGCTGGATCAGGATGCCCATCTGCTGCACCTGGGCGTGAGCCTGCTGCAGTTGCTGCATGGATTGATCGGATCCTGCCGTGGGCGAGATGATCTCGGCCATCTCGTCTCCCATGGGCCCGAGGTCTTTCATCTTGATTGCGGTCGAGAGCAGTTGCGCGGCCTGAGCGGGCGCGATCGGCAACTTGGGCAGTTGGCCGATCAAGCTGTCGAGGAACTTCGCCACCGCATCGCGCTGCGAGAGGTAGCTGGGGCCCGTCGAGATCGAGATCGAGTGGTCGACCTCGTCCACCGGATAGTGGACCTGGGCATTCGATTTCTGGTCATTGTAGGGAGCGCGGGTGTTGAGAACGGCCGACCGGTAGCTTTCGTTGGCCTGCCTGAGATGGACGCTGCGCCCTTCGCGGTTGTAGACCGATGGGATCCACTGATCGATGACGCGCCCGGCGAGACGGACGGCGCGATCGTATCCGTCGACGAAGTGATAGGATCCCAAGGCCTGTTCGGTTTCGATGCGCTCAAGAGCTACGCCCGATTTTTCGTTCTGCCTTTGCGCCGCAGTTGGCAGAGGAGTGACGCCCATTGCGGCCTGAATCGCTCGCCGGCAGGATTCCTTCGCCACTTCATAGGATTGAAAATTGGGGGTGAATGGTACGCGAGTGGGGAGCGGGGGAACCGATCCCGTGGGCCAGTTGTCCGGGATATCGGCCTCGAGGAAGGCGTAGGGGATCTTGGTGACGTCGCGCCACATCTGGCGTGAGGAGTCGAACTGGCCCTTATAGCCGATGAAGGGGGATTTCGGGCTCAAGCCGGCCTCTTCCATCTCCTGCGAGTTGAGGTAGGCCAAGCTCATCTGCGGGTCCCGCGCCAGGCGGACGAGAGAGAAGAGCACCCGCTTGCTGACGCCGTCTTTATCCAGATAGCGCTCGAGGCCGATCATCGGGATGATCGGGAGAATGGTTCCGAGCTCCACCTTTTTCTCGAGGATCTCGACGCCGTTGGTGATGTAGTGGACGACGCTCTTTTCGGGGAGCTTGCGCGTCTCGGTGTATTTGCCGCCGCGCGGGTCATCGAGCACCTCGCCCGATTCCATGAGGTAGATCATGCGGTCTTTGGTCTCGATGCGCCAATACTCCGCGAGCATGACGTCTTCCTCGAAAATCCACTCGGGGGCGAGCTGCCGCTGGTCCCAGGAGAAAGAGGTCACCCGCGCGTTGGGCCACCTCTTGCGGAACTTCTGGCGCGACATCCGGTCGAGAACGAAGCAGTCCTCCGCATCCGACCAATCGGACTCTTTGCAGTTCGGATAGAAGAGGACGCTATTGGGGTTCGAGATCGGCTTGATCACGATGTGCTGGTCAAAGAGGGTGCGATTGCGTTGCTGGCGAGCCGCCGCATCGAGCGGATCGTCCGGATCCGGCGCGGCGAACTGATCGTTGACGAAACGGCGCGAGATGCGGAAGAAGGCATAGGATCCCTCGACCATCGACTGGTATGCGTTGGCGTAGATGCTCGTCGCGTCCGAGTCGTATTCGATGGTGCGGATCAGGTCCTGTCGCAGGGAGGCCGTCTTGTCTGTCGAGCCTGCGCCCCGCGGGTCCACCTTGATCCCGCGGCGGTTCTGGCGCATGTTGTTGACCGCGGAATTGACGTACTGTCCGAGCTCGTCATGGTTGATGCAGGGACGCTGGGCGTCCTTCCTCGCGTTGCGGTCTTCCGTAGACCATGGGTCGCCCGAGATGTACTTGAGATCGGTGTTGCGCTCTTCGCGGGTCTTCGACCACTGCGTGTCGTAGTCTTTGTACCGGTTGCGGATCTCGGTGAGGAGCTCCTGCTCCGCATCGGTTGGCTCGCGAGGGTTCGCCGGCTGATCGTTATAGGCTGTGTCGCGGTAAGGCGTATCGCGATAAGCCATGTCCCGATAAACGCCGTTGAAAAGACTGGTCACTTGGATTTCTTGAGTTCCGGGGAGCCCTTTTTCGCGTGCCCGAGTTTCGGGTTGCGGTGGAGCTCTTCCTTCATCTTTCGCTGCTCGTCGTCAGTCAGGGGGGAGCCCTTTGACAAGAGCAGCCGTACCTGTTTACGAGTCCAGGGGATAAATCACCTTAAAATGAAACGTGGCCTCACCGAATGTGCAAACGATGCGCAAATGCCCAGAATTCGATGCGAGGCGTAGTGAACAACTTCTTCAAAGAAGGAAGCACCAAGTACAAGAGCGCCAGTAAGGTGTACTACATCTGGCAAGCGATGCGGCAGAGATGCCTGAATCCCAAACATCATGCTTTCAAGGATTATGGGGGCCGAGGAATCTTGATCTGCGATCGATGGCTGGAAAGTTTTATGAACTTCATGCAAGACGTGGGGGATCGGCCCGAAGGCACATGCCTCGATCGCATCGATAACAACGGCCCTTATTCGCCGGAAAATTGCCGCTGGGCAACGATGAAGGAACAGTCCAACAATCGCCGCGCGCCGCGGAACCGTCCTAAGAAACGGCCTCTTTAGCTTGTGCATCAATCGCAAGACGGTCTAAACACTCCGCACAGATATGCTCGGTTTGAAACTCATCGAAGGCCCAGCCGGCGTGACGCATTTCCGAGATAGCGTCTGCCTTACGCTCCCCGAAAAAGACGGCTTCCTTTGTGCAGCGGGAGCATTGGACAAATAGTTGCTCCTCCGGGATCTCGATCACTTCGCCGGCCAGCCACGATCCGACCGTGGGCATCATGTAGGGCTTGAGATTGCCTTCGTCATCGATCGTGGGGAACTGCTGCGATGAGGCATGGTCCTTAGCTGCGATGATGTACCACTCAAGTTCCCGAGGGCGGAATTTGAGGTTCGGGCTCATCGCGTCGTACATGTCCTTGCGGAGCTTCGGGTCGCAGGCCCTGAGGATCTCCCCGAAGTGCTCGTCGTCCTGCACCATGCGGGCGAGGGCCGGAACGGACGCCGAGTCCTCGAGAGAGCCGAGGCCCCAGGCCTTGAGGATCCGGTCGATGGCGTTAGATTCCTGCAGGGAGCGCATTTAGTCTTTGCCGAGGATTCTGTTCGCCTTGGCGCGGATTCTCGCCGCGGAGGCCGGCGAGAGTTTGCCTTTGTCTAGCATCTGGGAGCGGTCAGCCATCGGATAAGCTCGCTTGCCGGGAAGTCCGAAACTCTTCGCCGGCAGTTTGTTGCGGGATGCGGCTTTCAACTCAGCCATGGATTACCTCCCATCGGGATAAATGAAAGTGATATTGAGTTTGTCTGCGATCGAGGATTTAAACATCGAATGCAGCCTGCCGGCCGCTTCCGAGCATGCGTTGTCGATGTACCTGAACACCCGCTTGCTCAACATGTCGTCGCCTTTTCGGATCAATTCCCCGCCGTGGACGTTTTCGTAGCGCTCGATGACATAGGCGTGTAATCTGCCGTCTTTATCGCGTTCGATCGCCACTTCTACGTCCATGGGCTCAAGTACTGCCTCTGCCTTTGTTGTTCGGCCTCGCGTTCTTTCTGCGGCTGTCGGATGCTCACTGCAAGGCATCTGAAGGCGTCTGCACAATGCGAGTCGATATTATGAAGGGGCTCCCTAGAAGGTCCTTCGTAGCTCTGCATCTCGCCGTAGCGGTACATGCGAAGATGCCGGATGCCTTGTGAGCATCGCTGCTCGTCGAACCAGCACAGGGGGAAGATCGTGCGGGCGGCGTTGATGCCATCGGTGATGGATAGCCGCGGCGCCACACGCACCTTGCGGCCCGAAGCCTTCATCTGATCTTCGATGCTCTTTCCCGTGCCTAATGCTTTGAGACCGCCATCCCATGGAAGAAAGTCCGTGCCCCACACGTAGCCGCGCTTCTGGAGTTCCGCAATGTAGTAGTGGATCGGCTGTCGGACATCCTCTTCGTAATCGATGATGCGGACCTCCATCGGGAAATGCTGGAACATCCAGATGGAGACCATGTCGCCATAGCCGAGGTCCCAAGCAGTATCCACAGGACGCGACGGATCATATGGCACGCGACGTATGCGGCCATCTGTATCAACAGACCTGAGCTCGTTAGCGTATATCGCATTCGCAAGAGTGTTGATGCAGGTCCCTTCCCAGATGTGGTTATATTCGTCGATGTTGGTTTTTCTGGCGAACTCGAGTTCTCGCTTGAGTCCTTCGGGAAACCAGGGGTTGTCGCGCCAGGTGATCTTAACGACGACTGAATCATCGGGGGGATTGACGACGAAGCGCTGGTAGGTGTTGTCTGTTTCCAAATCGGGATTGAAACTCACCCAGAGTTCGCAGTTCGGGACACGGAAAAGAGTAGGGATCAATTTGTCCCAGGAATCCTTCGAAACCCCCTGCGCTTCTTCTGCCCAGCAGAGATGAATCGCTTCCATCGATTTCAGATTATCCACATGGTGTTTGAGGCCACTGAAAAGGATCTGGGAGCCATTCACGCCGTAGATAACCGCCTTCTCGATACGGTAATAAGCATCGAGGCCCAAGGCCTTGATCTGCTGCTCCAGAAGTTGGTGGACGCTATCTTTCAGGCTTTTTTGTGTCTCTCGGCAGCATAGAATGCGAAGCTTTTCTTGCGTCCCCTTTATTAGCAGCGCACGGGCGAATGCCCATGATTTCGAGGCGCCACGTCCACCGTAAGCAATCTTGAATCGCTTGGGCTGGAATAAGAACTTCAGCTTTTTGGGAATTTCGGCTTGTAATAGCTCCGTTGCGGATGGCTGTCGTCCCACTTCTGCCATTCGCTGAACGGGCGCCGGTTCCGTACTTGTTCGCGGCTCGATTCCCACTTGCAGTTTCCTGGCTCGTAATTGCCGTTTACGTCGATGCGCCCCAAGCTATAGCCGGGTCCGGGATGCGCTCCCATATCTTCACGGAAAGCTTCGAAGGACAGTCGCCAGCGGTCGCAAACCGTGATTCCCCTACCCCCGTAATACTGATAGCCGATGTGCTTCGGCCAATCGCAACGGCGCAGCATAGAGGACCAGCTTCGCCATTCAGGCGATGCGCCTCCATTCCTTCGGCATCCACCATGCTTCGTAAATTTTTGAGCGGCGAGAACGGCCTGAACTTCAGACTTGAGGCATCCGCAGCTTCTGGTGTTTCCTGATCGGAGGTTGCCGGTTGGGACGGCAGGTACGGTCTTGCCGCAATCGCACCGGCACTGCCACGTCGTGTGCTTAAGCTCTCCAGTTCCATTGCAACGGATGACCGTAAGTCTTCCGAATCGTTGACCAACGAAATTGGGGCGCTTACTGGGGCTGCGGCTGCAGATGCATCCGCAACTTTTCGTATGCCCGCAGCGCAGATATTCGCCGATGACCCTCGGCGCAATTTCGCCGCAGTCGCATTGACATCTCCACATGGTCTTACCATTTTTGGCATTGCCGTTGCGGCATATGACCGTAAGCTTTCCAAAGCGTCGACCCACAAGATCGACAAGTTTCGACATATAGTGAAGCTTGCCATTGTAGTCTCGACAATATCAAGACCTATACCCTCTAGGACTCGCGCTCGCCTGGCTCAACGAAAACCACTCTGATCTCAGCCTGCACCGGAGTTCCCTGAGGTCCTGAGATCTCCTGCTTCTGCACGCCGTACTTCTCAGGCTTGAATCCGCGAAGGAGTTGCATCAGGAGAGCGTCCGAGGGCCTGCGGACGTATCCGCAGACTTCGCCCTGGTAGAAGACGGGTTCTTTCCATCCCTTTGTGGCCCGTTCGACGGCCATCGACTCGAGGCAGTCGCCGGCCTCGAGCTGGATCCTGTGGAATTTCGCGGCATAGCCGTTGGGGTATTTGTCGGAAGGGTATCTTTCAAGCCATCGGTAGTGCGACGATTTTCCGACTCCCGCTTTTCTGCAGGCTGCGCGGATATCGCATGTCTCCGCATAGTGCTTTAAGACCTTCCTAGCCGCGGCCAGTTGCTCCTGAGAGGTGAGCGGACGCGCCATCTCGCCGAGCTATCGGGGACGTTCCGCCG